CAAACGCGTGTACGGCGTATCCGCCGTCATCTATGGCGCCGAAGGTATTCCAACAGATAAAGAAATTGACCCTTGGCAATTGCCGTATTTAAATTTGTACTTTAATAAACTTGACCCGTTAAACCTTGCTGGCTCAACCGTCACCAACCAAAACCCAAACGCGCCAGACTTTCAAAAGCCGCTAGAGTACATAACGGCTGCGGGTCAGCCATACCATCCAAGTCGTAGCAAAATTGTGTATAACAATGCGCCGATTTATTTAAGTTTCCAGCCATCCGGTTTTGGTTTCACAGGTCGTTCTGTATTCCAGCGCGCCCTGTATCCTTTGAAATCATTCGTTCAGTCTATGGTCACTGACGATTTGGTCACTTTCAAAGCGGGTCTGCTGGTCATTAAACAAAAGCAATCTGGCTCAATTGTTAATCGCTTGATGCAAACAGCCGCTGGCATTAAACGTAGCTACTTACAACAAGGTGTTACGGGTAACGTATTGTCAATTGATATTGACGAGGACATCGAGTCTATCGACTTGAACAATACCGACACCGCGATGACTACCGCGCGTGACAACATCATCGCCAACATTGCCGCAGCTACTGATGTACCAGCTATTCTCTTAAAAGATGAAGCCTTAGCTAACAGCTTTGCAGAAGGTAGCCAAGATGCGATTGCAATTGCTCAATACGTCACTAGTTTGCGTAACGATATGAGAACGCTGTTTGACTTCTTTGACAAAATCGTGATGCACCGCGCATGGAACAAAGAGTTTTTTGACGCCGTTCAAGCAAAATACCCAGACATGTACGCTGGTAAAACATACGAACAAGCATTTTACGAGTGGAAAGATGCGTTTATACCAATCTGGGATTCCATGATTGAAGAAACTCCAAGCGAATTGGTCAAGACTGAAGAAGTCAAGCTCAAAGGTATGACCGAACTCTTGCGTACTATTTTGCCTGTAGTGAACCCCGAAAACCGCGCCCGCGCGATCCAATGGGCGCAAGATAATCTTTCCGAAATGAATGATATGTTCACTTCATCCATGCAACTCGATATTGAAGAGATCATGGAATATGAACCGCCTGAGCCACTAACAGCCCCAACTGAGCCGCCACACGCTAAGGACTAATCGTGACTTTCTACGAAGTCCTTACGCAAGCGGTCAATTACTACATCACATATGGCTTTGAAAACGAAGCTAGGCTCAAATATTGGATGGAAGAGCTTAGAAATGCGGCTGTAAAATCATTAATTACGCCTGAAAAGCTGCAAAAAGAATTAGAACGCTCTTTGAAGGGCGCTTTTGACCGATTAGTGACCAAAGGCGGGCTTGTAAACAAAGATGTTAGCCGCTTTACCGTAGCTAAACTAACCCCCAAAATGCGCGCCGAATTAGATCGTCGCATCGTAGCAAGCGCCAACTTAATCAAGTTTAATCGTGAAGAGTCTATTAGCAATACATTGCGACGATTTGCTGGTTGGGCTACTTCGATTCCGCCCGGCGGAAATAAAGATGTCAAACGTCAAGAAGAGAAAAAGCACATTAAAAAAGAGCTTGGGATGTTGCCGTTTAAAGAACGACGCGTCATTATTGACCAAACTCACAAGCTAATAGCCAATATCAACGAGATCGTAGCTGTTGATAGCGGTGCTATTGCAGCGCAATGGCACAGTAATTGGCGTCAAGCAAACTACGATTATCGTGAAGATCACCGCGAATTAGATGAAAAAATATTTTTAATACGCGGTAGTTGGGCTGTAAAAGATGGTTATGTAAAATCAAAAAACGGATATACTAATGATGTAGTCGCGCCCGGCGAAGCGGTTTATTGCCGGTGCAGGTATAAGTATTTATACCGGGTGAGTCAACTGCCCGACGAAATGATTACCCAAAAAGGTAAAGAAGCGTTACAATCCAAGAAAATTTACTAGGGTTTTAACCTATGCCATTTCAGTCGGAAAACCAACGAAAAGCGATGTACGCTGCTGCCGCGGGCAAATCTAATATTGGTATTCCAAAATCAGTAGGTGAAAAATTCATTAAACATAAAGATGACGGCGAAGCCGAAAATCTTGAATGGTTAAATGAACTTCTATTAAAAGAAATGGAAGTAAAAGCATTAAAAGAGGATTCTTTGGTATCTGCGCCCGTTCTTTTGGCGCCTACAGAGTTTGAAACTGATAGCAATATCGTGGTTCGCAAAGGCGAATTAAGCCACGAATTACGAAAATTGCAAATTAAAGATATTGGCGAAAAACTATATCAAGTTGCCCAGCACATTAAAGATCTTAAAAAAGACGATGATTGCGACGAAGAAGCTGTCCCGCGTTTTGGTGTAGAAGATAAAAACGATGCAGACCCATGCTGGGAAGGCTACAAACAATACGGCATGAAAGAAAAAGACGGTAAAAGCGTACCAAATTGCGTACCAGATGCCGAAAATGAACCAATTGAACAAAATGCTCAATTAGTTCCAGAACCACCAAAAGAAGTAAAACCCGAAGATAACATGGGCGGCGCTCAAGGTAGAGCTGCTGGCATTATGTTTATCACCCCAAACGAAGAAGTTTTGATGATTCGTAGAGGCATGGGTGGTGGTGACTATCCCGGCACTTGGTGTATTCCGGGCGGGCATCAAAAAGGCGATGAAACCCTTGAAGAATGCGCCCGCCGTGAATGTAAAGAAGAAACTGGTATTGACTATAAAGGCAAACTAGAAGTTCTTTATGACGACGGACAATTCTGCTATTACGTTGCTCACAACTTCCCTAAAGAAGAAGTAAAACTAAATTACGAATCTTCTGGATCTGATTGGTGCAGCCCAACAGTTCCGCCAATGCCATTACATCCGGGTTTAGAAAATGCGTTCAAAATTGCAATGGCTAAAACCGAAACCGATGTAGCTAAATTGATCGCTGAGGGTTTATTAGCTAGCCCACAGATGTATGCCAATATTGCTTTGTTAGCAATTCGCATCACCGGTACAGGTTTAGCGTTCCGTTCAAGTATCGGTGAACACGTTTGGCGTGATCCATCTTTGTATTTAAACGATGAGTTTTTACAGCGTTGTAACGGCTTGATGGTAATCATGGATCACCCCGAAACTCAAGTATTAACAACCGAAGAATTTAAAAATCGTGCAGTTGGTTCTGTTTTGCTACCTTACATTAAAGGCGATGAAGTCTGGGGTATTGCAAAGATCTATGACCAAGATGCAATTTCCGAAATTTTGGAAGGCGAAGTATCGACTTCCCCAGCAGTTGTTTTTGACCAAACTGCTGGTAACATTACACTTACAACCGAGAATGGCGAGCCACTCTTGATTGAGGGTGTGCCATTCCTACTGGATCACATAGCAATCGTTACGAAAGCTAGGGGTTCAAAGGGAGTATGGGACAAAGGCGGCGACGCCGCTGGAGTTTTATTAACTAACAATGAGGTGTCTGAAAATGACTGAAAATAAGATTGAGCCAAAGGCAGATGCCCAAGGCGATAAATTAGATGCCATTATGTCTTTATTGGGAAAAACAATGTCCCGTTTAGATGAAATGGAAAAAAACCTTCCTGCGCCACCCCTAGTAACTGCGGCTGATAAAAAAGCTAAAGCGAAAAAAGATGACGACATGGAAGCATGTGACGATGATGAAGAAGAAGAAGCTAAGAAAGATGACGATGAGTCTGAAGCTAAAGCTAAGAAATTCATGATGCGTAAGGCTAAGAAGGACGCAGAGGGATCTGATCCTAAAGAGCACGGCAAAGCTGGCGAGATCAAGCCAGATGACGAAGGCGAAGTTGAACATCCGGGTCATATGGAGTTCAAAAAAGACGACGACGAAGAAGATGACCGTAAAGATGATGACGAAGAAGCAGCTAAGAAAGATGACGAAGAAGCCGCATACGCTGATTGTCAAGCTAAAGCTGATTCTGTTTACTCAGCTTTTGGTAAATCTGCATCACGTCCATTACAAGGCGAAAGCTTAATGGCTTATCGCAAACGTATGCTCCGTGGTTTGCAAGCTCATAGCGACGAAATGAAAAACGTAAACATCAACAAGATTGCTGACGAAACAATGTTGCAAATCGTTGAAAAACGTGTTTATGCTGACGCTCTTGCTGCTTCCCGTGGAACTGGCGCAATCGCAAAAGGTCAATTGATCGCGTTGCACAAGAAAGACCAAGCTGGTCGTACCATCACTGAATACCGTGGTGATATGGAAGCATGGTTAGGTGACTTCAAGCTCCCAACTCATCGGGTCGTGAAGTTTAATACTGAAAATGTTAAGCGATAAGGAATAAGCCATGACCGCACAAATTTCTCTACAACCAATGGTAACAACCAACGCTGCTGGCTTATTTAATGTCAACTCCGCTGGTTTTACACAAGGTGATGCACTCGACGATCCAGCAGTTAAATTCTGGTTGGCTGGTGGTGTTCTTTCAACTTCTGCTACTTCTCCTTTATGGGGCGGAGTTCCAATTGCTGAATTGATCCCAACTGCACAATCTGGTGTTTACTCTGGTGACACACAACCCGGTACTGACACATTAGGTTCTACCATTATCCAAGCATCTACTGTAGCTGCTCCGACTGGTATTTCCGTGTTTAACCAAGCTTTCCAAGGTATCACAACCCCACAAAGCACAGCACCGTTGTACTCTCCCGGCATGTCTGTAAACTTCTACCGTTTCGGTTCAGGCGCTCGTATTCCATTGCCTTGCGATGCTTCTATCGTAGCTTTGGCTGGCAGCTCTATCACTGAAACTGTGTATTGGGATACAACAAACCTCCGTTTAACAACAACAGCAACGAGCAACTTTGCAGTACCTTGCAAAATCTTGCGTATTAGCACTTCTGGTAACAAAATTGTTAACTACAATTCTGGTACTGGCAATGCTAACTGGTCTAACACCATCGTTGGTGGCTCATCTGCTGCTCCTGTAGCAGTTGTTCTAATCTAAGAAAGGAATAGATCATGTCAGGTTTTGCACCTTCATATGTAACAGTAAATCCACACTTCATGATGCCTGAGCTGATTATGCAGTACAGCTTGGCTTCTGGTGCGTTTACAACTCTGGCAACAGAGAACCCAATGCCACGCTTAGGCGAGGCTGACCTTTATGTTTACGCTAAAAAGGTTCAGTTGACGACTCAAGTATCTGCTAACCAATCGACTGCTAACCAGTTGCCAAGCGCATCTGTTATCCCTTCGATGATTAGTACTGCTACTTATCGTCTGCAAACCCGCGCTCAGTACGACAACTTCGATGAAGCTGCTACTGGTGCTTGGGGCTATGCACTCCCAGAGGCTCTCCGTCTTGCTGCTCGTCAAGGTATCGCCCAGCAGTTGCGTAACGCTCTTCTCTATGGCTACAACCCAGCCAACGGCGAAGGCTTGCTCAATACTTCTGGCGCTACTCGCATCAACTTAGGTGCAGACAGCAACGGTAACGTAGGCTACAGCACATGGGATTCTGGTCAATTAGCTCAGTTCTTGCTAAATGCAATCGGTAACTTAAAAACTACTACATTGCAAATTGGTCAACCTTTGCGCTTGGTATTCCTTGCTCCACAGCGTTTCATTCAACAGATCAGCTACGGCGGCATCGTGTCATTGACACAATTCCAACGTATCGGCGCTGGTGTTGAAACTGCTGCTGGCTTGGTTGAAACCGTAGCTCAGTGGGCAGGTGGTGACGATGTATCTTTTGCTGCTGATGACACACTCATCGGTCAAGGTTACGGCGGTACTGACGCAATCATCTTGATTGCTCCAGAACTCAAGATTCCTAAAGCAAACTCACGCATCAACACCAACGTATTTGCTGAATTGACACCAAATACAACTGCAACATCTTTGATGCTCTGCGACGTGGCTGCACCTACAGAGATTCCTACTCCATTGCCTGATGGTGGTATTACTACCCTC